GAAAGGTTGCGGTGTTGCAAACTCCGTGGGATTATCTTAACTTTGGATTATCGTCTGTTGACATGGAGCTTGTCAAGACAATGCAGATGAGTCTACATCAGTGGTGTAGGGTGTTTGGTCTCCCTGCGGTACTATTTGACGTAGACACATCATCCTATAATAATTATCAGAACGCAATGCGCGATTTGATAACGAACACAATCATGCCGATGTGCTGCTCACTCAGAGATGAGTTGAACAAATGGCTTGTGCCGAGATATGGTGAGGATGTGTACATCGACTTTGACATTACTGCTCTTCCTGAGATGCAGCAAGACATGGAGAGGATGGTGCGATCGTTAAGAGATGCTAACTGGTTAACAATGGATGAGAAGCGTGTGGCGATGAATTACAGTGAGAAGGGTGGTGCATGGGATATGAGTTACATCAATCAAGGATTGATACCTATTGACCAAGCAATGATGGATTTAAGTATCGCAGATGATAATAGCAACGACAACAGACAAAGAGATATGGGGGATCGTGATGAAGAGATTTCCGAAGATCCCTACGGAAATGACGTGCCTGACGGAGCGAACAATGAGACGGCAGGTACGAGAGTCGTATAAAATAAGATTGACTGATGAACGCAACGCAGCGCAGCGACTATTGGTTGAAGGTGGAGAGACTGAGGAGGTCGCTTGATAGGAAATATAGTTCTTTGTTTTATGGTGTATTGAAAGGTGAGCTTGAGGCTTTTGCTAAAGATGTAAAGCGTATCGGACCACAAGCTGCGATGAGTAATCTTGGAGCAGTGGCTTGGGATGAGAAGCTAATGCCAATTATGAGAGATATGTACCGAGAGATTGGTGTTAAGTTTGGCAATGCAACATTTAGAGCAATAAGTGTCGATAGCAAAAAAGCTGCTGACCCGTATGGACTAAATGATGAGTTCTTAGATGAGCTAACATCATTTTTAATTCAATGGGGGTTCTACTTAGCTGCACTAATGACTAAAACTACTAAAGACAGACTAATACTACTTGTTACAAAGGCTCTAACGGATGGGTTGAGTAATGATGACATCATACTGCTCATTCTAAGCGATGCGCAGATGCGCTACGCTCGTTACAGAGCCACGATGATAGCAAGGACTGAGGTGATGAGAGCATCGAACTATGCGTCTCTAAAAGGCGCACAGAAGCATCCATTCTTAGTAGATAAAGTTTGGATAGCAACAAGAGATGCGAGAACGAGGAGGATACCTAAAGACTTCTACGACCATTGGAACATGGATGGGCAAACGGTTGAGTACGACCAACCATTCATAAGTGCTGACAAAGTCGGCAGACCGATAGTGGTAGATGCACCAGGTGATCCGACTGCACCAAGAGGGTTCACAATTAATTGCAGATGTGCGGTGGCATTCGTTCCACGCAGAGATGCAAACGGACAATTAATAATGAAGTAATATGCCGATATACGCCTGTTCGAACGGAAAATTTAAACTGGGAAAAGATGGTGAGTGTATTTATACCACACGCGAGAATGCCAATGCGGCTTATAGAGCTTACTTGGCGGAGGAAGGAGAAAATGAATCTGAAAACGATAATGCAAAGAGTAAAAATATGATGTATAACTACAAGAGCCTCGGAATGGAGGTTAAGGATGTAGATGTCAAGGAAGGCATCGTTAGTGGTTATTTTAGTGCATTTGGTATGGTTGACTCCGATGGAGACATCATGATGCCAGGTGCTTTTAAAAGAAGTATCGCTGATTGGGGACCAAATGCTAAAGGTAGGATTAAGCACTTGCTTAATCACGACCCATCTAAGCCATTGGGTAAACCAATAGAGCTTGAAGAAGATGGTTATGGTCTAAGATATGTAAGTAAGATTGGTACACACTCTTTAGGTAGAGATTTTTTGAAGATGGTAGAAAGCGGACTGATTGCAGAGCATTCTATTGGGTTTAAAACACTAAGAGAGCAAAAAAGTGGTGATGCTAATCAGATACACGAAGTGATGCTATTTGAGGGATCATCTTTGACTGCGTGGGGAGCAAACGAGAACACTCCACTTATAGGTATGAAGAATATGACTACAATAGAAGATATACAAAGTCAAATTAAAGCATTCGAGAAATTTATTCGTGATAGTGATGTTACGGATGAGACAATCGACCTATGTCTAATCAAAGTCAAACAACTTGCACAAGCACTTGAAATGATGAGTAGCACTGAGGCAGCTATTGCAGCACCTCCGCAGCAAAAAGAAGAAAAAGTGGATGTAAGTTCATTTATTTCAATTATTAACAAAATCTAAATCACAATGAGCGATTTAAAATCATTCGAGACTGCCCTCGAAGCAAAATTGGCAGAACAAAAAGCTGAGGTAGCAAGTGTTACCGAGAAGGCTGCAAAGCAGTTCGATTCTAAGGTTGAGCAAATCAACGAGCAACTTGAGAAGTCTAACAAGACTATCGCTGAAGCAGTAGCAGAAGTAAAGGAAGCAAAAGCTGCTTTCGGTAAGCTATCTGCAAACGCAGAGCAAAAAGTTGCTAAGTCTTATGGCGAACACATCAACAACATCAAAGCTGAGATTGCTAATGGTGTTGAGAAAGGTTGGTCTGCAATAAAAGATGCAGCTCGTGGAAACGGTAAAGGTTTCACTTATGAGTTGAACGAGAAGGCAGTAGGTGTAATGCTTGAGTCAAGCAACCTAACTGGTTCTATCTACACTTCATATGTTGACAACGCTTACATGAGAAGCTATGTTAACCCACACCTTAGAAGTGTGTTCAACATCATCCCTGTATCAACTGGTTCTGTGTCTTTCCCAAGAGGTAACACCCCAGTAGGTGAAGGTTCTTTCGGTAAGCAAACTGAAGGTTCTGCTAAAGCACAATTAGATTACGATGTAACTATGGTTAACGTAGCGTTGTCTTTCATCGCTGGTTACGCTAAGGTTTCTCGTCAAATGATTGATGACCTTCCATTCCTTCAGGCTTATTTGCAATCTTCTTTGATTGAAGATTTCCAAAGAGCTGAGAACACATACTATTTGAACGCAATCGCTTCTTCTGCAACTGCAGGTTCTACTGCTGCTTCAGAGAAGGCTGAGAAGTTCATTGACTATGTTGCACAACTCAATAGTCTTAACTGGAACGCTAACCTTGCATTGACTACATATGCAGGTTGGGCATCTTTGTTGAAAACTAAGCCATCTGACTACTCTGTACCTGGTGGTGTTGTTATCGACAACAGTGGTAACGTAAGAATCGTTGGTATCCCTGTGGTTCCACATTCTCAAGTTACTGCCGACAAAATCTACTTGATGGATACAACTAAGTACGCTATTGCTCAGCAAAGCGGTCTTGCAGTTCGTTCTACCGAGTTTGATCAAGATGATTTCATTAAGAATCTTATCACCTTCCGTTGCGAAGCTCGTTGCGAACTTTTACAGTTCAATCCGAGTGCAGCAATTTATGGTACATTCTAACAAGAATTGACATAAAAAAGAAAAGGGGAATACGTTTTGTATTCCCTTTTTTCATATCTTTATAATGACCAAAAAATAAAGATATGACAAATGTAAACGAAATTTGGGTAAGTACCTACGGTTATGAAGAAATTTACGAAATAAGTAATTTAGGAAATATTCGTAAAAAGAAAACTAAAAGAAACTTAATTGGTCATATAAGTCGAGGTGGTTATAGAAGAGTTTCATTATCAAAGAACAATAAAAACACCAATAAAACAATACACAGATTAGTTTTACAATCATTTTTAGGGCATAAAGAAGATTTAGTAGTAAATCATAAAAATGGCATAAAAACTGATAATAGACTTGAAAACTTAGAGTGGTGTACTATTTCTGAAAATACTAAGCATAGTTTTGATAATGGATTTCAAAAACAAAAACGTAGTTTTGATAATCCTAATGCAAAATTATGGGTGCATAAAGAATATGGACTTTTTTTAACGACTGTTGAACTATATAAATTATATGGTACAAATGGTGTAAATAAAAAGCCAATGGAACAAATAAAATTAAAATACGATAGAATATAATGCCATTCAGCTACGGTTACTTTAAGAAAGAATACGCAGAGCATTTATTTGAGAACTTCAGCATTGACATTGACATTCTTGATGTTGGTGCAGGTTGCGGAACGTATGGAGTGTTATTGAAACAAGATTTCAAAAACATTGATGCTATTGAGATTTATGAGCCATACAGAAAGCAATTTGATTTAGATAAAGTTTATAGGAGTGTATTTATAGGAGATGTAAAAGAGCTAAACCTATTCTTATACAATTACATTATAATGGGCGATGTGCTTGAGCATATGAGCGTAGAAGATGCCAAGGCATTACTTGATAAGATACACCAAAATAATATTTATTGTATGGTAGCAATACCATACAAAATGCCACAGGCTGATGTTGGAGGCAACAAGCATGAGAGGCATTTGCAAGATGATTTGACACACGAACTATTTACTGAAAGATATCCTATGATGCAATTACTATTTA